GGTCAATCAGTATCTCTAGTTCTCAAGATGCTAGAAATTCCATCTTGGGATGTTCGATGACCACGATTGGTCGTATCGAAGCGACTAGTATTAGTTGTGTTGATCAGGGACGTTCTAGTATACGTTCCGCTGGTCACCTAGTACTGTTCATTAAAAACTCCGTTTCCTTTGGAGTAGATAAGGAAAAATATGGTGCTTCGCTTGTTATACTAGAATCTCTAATATGGCCCATTGTTGCACGCCGCTCTATAAGAATCAAAGAGTGGTTCTCTTCCAAGGAACTAGGAAGGTGCATTTCTTCATTCAAAAAGACCTTTGAACGAATATGCCATTACACATCATCAGATAATAGGGAACAAGTATTTGTTAAATACTGGTTAGACTATTATATGTGTCAATGTTTTGGGGATTATCAGAGACCTCAAAAAGAACAATGGATTGATCAACCTCTATTTTCTGGTTGGTTACGAAAATTCATTGCTCGGGCAATTTCAAAAAAGGATCTGTCGCTTATTTATTCTCTTCAAAAAGGTTCCAAAAGATCTTGGCCTGTTCTAGGACAAGAGAAAAAATATGCTTCTTTGCTCAAGCATAAAGAACGGATTTCGAACCCTCATGGCTTCGTGCCTGAAGATCTTTCCAAGATGATTAGTTACACGTCTTGGTCTGTTTTCGGATGGACAAGTACAGGTGAGAAGTTCGTTCCAAGTGGTAAAGCATGCTTACAAGCAACCGTCAATGACGGTGGTGCGTTAAGTATGTTTGAAGACTTAGATTTCCGTGCTGCTTTGGAATCAGATCTCGCAGCCAAGATCGGGAAATTAAGAGCATTAAGTATAGAGCTGGATAGTTGGAGGAAGAGAAATTATGAAGAAAGTAGAAGAAGAGTTAGAGAATCAATTGAAAATTGTGGGGAGGATTTGTTTGATCTTCAAGTTGTCGCAGTTCCTGAACCTTCAAAATTTAGAATTATAACCAAAGGACATGGCTACTTGTATACTTTTTTACAGCCAGTTCAAGGAATACTTTTAGATTCTTGGAAGAATCATTATGCCTCAACTATGTTACATGAAGACCTCACAATGAAAGTTAATAAAATACATGAAAATGTGAAACTCCCGTATTTCTGTTCGGTTGACTATGAAGCTGCAACTGATCTTTTAAAGAAAGAGTGTACTTTGGATTGTATCCGGCCTTTGAAAAACTTACCAAACTTTGAAGAAGTTTGGCTCGCTTTGAGTGCATCTGGAACAGTTAAGTATCCAAAAATGAAAGGTTTCCCTGACATTGAGGATGCTGAACTTTGTGATGGCCAGTTAATGGGTCATCCACTCTCTTTTCCGTTGCTATGTGTTATAAACCTTTCGGTATATTACACTGCTATCGATCGTTGGATAATGGCAGCTGTTAGTAGGACTGAAAGAAGATATAGAAAAAGCTTGAGAGGCTTGTTGAGAAGAAATGTGATAGTGAATGGTGATGATATGTTGTTCAAATGTGAAGGATCGTTTTATGAGATCTTTTGCAAATGCGCAGCTGATGCTGGCCTGAAACTGTCACAAGGGAAACAATATCTTTCAAAGGATATGTGTATGATTAACTCTCAAGTCTTTAAATTAGATACAGGAAAGGATAGAATGATGAGATGCGGTTATTTGAATCAAAAGTTTTTTGAAGCTGGATCCGAAGTTTGTGAAGCGCAACCTGATCAATTTGGTAAAGATCTTAACAAAATGATCGAGCTCTGTCCCTGGACTAAATGTGTATTACCACGAGTTTTTTCAAGGTTTAAAATCACCTATCAAAACGATTTTGAGCCCAACTGGTATTTACCTTATCATTTAGGGGGATTTGGAATTGATCTAAAATACTCACCTGAGAACTGGCGAGTTACTAGAGCTCAGAGAAAGGTTGCTCGAATGTTCCTTAAGGATCCAAAGTTACTTTTGTTTAGAAAAGACATTACAAAGATACCAACGGATCGATTTACAGAGAACTATGGATTAAGTGTCAAGGTTAACGATTGTTTGAAAAAAACCGTTCAATCTGAAACAAAATTATTATTTGATCTTAAAGGTGCGTTTTCCAAATTTCAATGGAAACAACCAATGAGGCCACTTAATGATAATGAGACAGAAGAAGGTGATCCTTGGCTTGAACGTTTAATGTTAATAAAGAGGTTAAGTTGGTTAAAACATCCTGGGTTTCAATATTCAAGTTTTCATTATGACCGCAAGATCTTGCAGTCAAAGAAACCTTTGAAGTTTTCCAACCTAATCGCTTGTTGGTGTTTATCCATGTACAGGATAAAAGGTCCAAGTGTTCCTCCCTTACAAACCTTATGTAAATCGTCCTGAGCATGACGTTAAAAGGCCCATTGGGTTGTAAGAGGTAATTCACCAAAACGTTCGCGTGCTAACCAAAATGCCGAGAGACTACACGGCTGATCCTTTAAGGTTCTCTTATGATGTATAGTCCCCTGAATCTGGGGTATCCAATACAAGACGAAATGTCAATCGAAGGTCCTAAACAGAAACAAATAAACAGGAAAATGAATGAATTAGAGAGAGAAGTAAAGAATTTGAAGGTAGGAGAGAAGGGAAGAAAGAGAAGAAGAAATAGAAATAGAAATAGAGGAAACATTAGAGAAGGCTTGTCTACTATGGCACCTGTTGCCTATAGTGGTTTGTCTTCCTTTCGAAATACAAACGGTATGAAAAGATTACAAGGTTCAGAACTGATTGGCTCATTTAATGGGTCCGTTAATTTTGCAATCGCCTTTGATCTTTTCATGAATCCTGGTCTAAGTGCGAGTTTCCCCTTACTAAGCATATCTGCGGCAATGTTCCAGCAGTATCGCTTCCGTTCATTGAAGGTACGTTATCAATCGAGAACGTCAACTACCAGTACAGGTAGTGTAACTATTTCACCCGATTATAATGTTCGTGATCTTCCCCCCAATAATCAGACAAGTGCTTTCAACACCCAGAATGCTGTTAATGAAGTAACATGGACTTCAGCACAATGTATCCTTGATCCTAGATCTATGTATCCTTTCGGGAACAGGAAACAGATTAGGAGATCCGCTGTAAGCGGTGAACTTAATTTGTATGATAGTGCCCGTGTTTTTGTAACAACTTCAGGACAAGCTGATACTAGCCCTATTGGTAACTTATTTGTTGATTATGATGTAGAATTGTTCATTCCACAAAATTCTCCAAATACAGATACAGGGTCCATGAGTACAAGTTCGTATACTTCTGGTACCAGTCAGACAATTACGACAGGTGTTGAAACAATCATTTTATTCCCTACACTAAATTTTGATCCCTTATTGATAGGTACTCCGTCAAGTGGTGTGTTCACACCACCTGCTGGAACCTATTTAATACGTGGCTTCATAGGTGTAGGTGACAATACAGCTGAGAACTTTGCGGCCTATGTCGCGATCTATAAGAACTCTGCTGCCAACTCCGCTTTAAATTCTTTTGCCGAGGTAAGCCCAGCAACAGGGGCTTCCGGATTAAATCTCAGTTTCGCTGAGATAGTAACGTGCAATGGTTCCGACACATTTTCTGTAAGAATCTATGCTGTTGGTGCAGCTGGTGTTATCTCTACTGTTAATGCTGGCTGTACTGTCCTTATCTCCGTCGCTTGAACAACAATTTGTGTACCTCAAGATTTATTCCTAGAGAGCATTGGCCAACCATTAAACTAACTATGACCCTAATCGGGAAAATGATTAAGTTCATTTGAACATTAGGCGAGTGATGTTGAAAATTGGTAGCCTCGATAAATCTTGGTGGTCTCGAACATGGGTCTCAGAGTTAATCTGAGATATATTGAACACTATCTTAGAACACCTTTGAAGAAAAACAAAAACAAATAAAAAAATATTCAAGAAATTGGCTCTTCCGAAAACCTTTAATTAGGTTTAGAAGGGTTTCAATTGCTTGTCATCTCTTATTCCAAAGGTAGATCACTAAGGGCAGTGACCCG